ATGCCGACCGTAGATTACGTGCTGACGACCTTTTCGCCCGCCATGTTCGGTGAGGGCGCAACCGCCTACATCCGCATCGTGACGCCTGAAGAGGCGAGCGAGCGCGTGGGCGAAGCCACCAAAATCGTTGCCACCAGGATCAGCCATGAGAAGCTGGCCCAGAACGCCTTTCCCGGTGCGCAGGAAACCGCGCGCTACGCTATGCTAAAGCCGGGCACGAGCGCCATTCACATCCACTATCGTGGACCGCAGGTACCCGAGTCCGGTGCCATGCCGGCTGGCGGTATGATCACGTTCTATCTGATCGAGGTCGACGTCTATCAGGAAGCTGAGGGGGCGTAGCAGCGGCTGAGGCCGGGCCGACTATAGGTCGGCGCCATGATTGCATGCTCCTAAACAATGCGCGGGTGAGCGCCTGCGCGCGTGCACCGGCACGCGCAGGACGATCAACCTCTGAGCGGCAACGGAACTACGTTCCGATGTGACTTCCTTCGACCATGGGTCTCGTACAACTGCGTAACCATAGTTCCGCGGCAAGTTCATCCACCAAGACTAGGTTTCGCTGTGACGAGTTCGCGACATGCCGCGAACTCGCCGGTAATTCGGCCGTCCCACGGAGCACACGCTCCCATGAAGAAAGAGGACGCCAATTTTGTTGGAACGTATTTTCGAGGCGTTCGCACCCCTCTATTGGGCTGCGGGCCTCCCGGTCATCCCCCTTCGCCAGAAGAACAAGATGCCCGACATCAACCAGTGGTCGACCTACGGCTCACGGATGCCAACCGATATCGAGATGCAGCATTGGCTGGCATCCTTCCCCAAAGGCAATATCGGTCTGCCGCTCGGCCCCGCGTCGGGCGTCTGCATCATCGACATCGATACCGAGGAGGCCGAGCTCGACGCCGCGATCCGTGAGATCTGTGGCCCGACGCCTTGGCTTCGTGTCGGCAAGAAGGGCGCTGCCCTCGCCTACCGCTTCGAAGGCCAGAAGAACTTCAAGCTGCGCGCCGCGGACGGCGGAATGCTGTGCGAGTTCCTCGGCCTGGGCAATCAGGTCGTGTTGCCGCCCTCGATCCACCCCGACACGCAGATGCCCTACACGGCCAATGCCAATCTGTGGGACGTGCTCGACCAGCTGCCGTTCCTCGGCGAGGACATCGAAGAGAAGCTGCGCGCGCTTCTTGGCAAGAAGGGTTACGAGCTCGGCGCTGGTGGCCGGTCCTCGCCGATCGACATCGTTCCCGCCGGCGAGCGCGATGTGCAGATGGTCCGCCACGCGGGCTATCTCGCGCGCGTCGTGCTCGGCATCGACAGGTCGGTCCAGTTCAGCCTGGTCGAGGCGCTCGGCCACATGCACCATTGGGTCGAGCACTACGCGGCGCGTGTGTCGGGCGACGTGATGGACCCCGACAAGGGTGTGGCGAAGCTCCTCGAGTTCTTGGTCAAGGACCTCGAAAAAGGGCGCACCATGCCTGATGGCTGGGACGTGGGCCTGACCGACGAGCTGCGTCAACATCCGACCATCGCCAAGATGGTCGAGCTCAATGAAGTTGGTTGCTGGACCTTTGAGCGAGCGCGAGAATGGCTGGCTGCTAAATTCGCCGAGAAGCCGGACAGCGCCGATTGGAAGGCGTCCTGCCTGAACGAACTCATCAATCTTGTCTCGCGAGATCCTCACTTCACGGGGGCGCACGAAGCAAGCCTCGTCGCGTACGTCAAACGGCACTGCCGCGACCTCGGTCTCGGCATTCCCCAGCTCAGGGAAATGCTGAGCCGCGCGCGAAAGGGTTTGGTGACTACTGAGGCCGAAACTCACGCGCTCATCGCGAGCCGGGTGCTCGAGGACCTGCAGAAGTACGGCGAAATCCGGTTCGACCACGGCCAGTTCTGGCAATGGAACGGGTCGTGCTTCCAGCAACTCGACGACGACGCCGCCTACATGCATGTCGCCAATACCGTAGATAACTCGGTGCTGGTTCGTCGGAACAGCGACTATAACGCGATCGTCGAGGTCCTCTCGCACATGTGCAACCGTCCGCTGGTCCAAGACGAATGTCGCGGGATCAACTTCGCCAACGGCTTTGTTCGCGCAGATTTGACCGTCGCTGAGCACGACCCCAAGTACGGCGCGACCTTCACCCTCCCCTTCGAGTACGATCGTAGCAAGGCCGCAAGCTGCCCGAAGTGGATGGAGTTCCTGCATTCGTGCTGGGGCCACGAGGGAGATTTCGACCAGCGCGTGCTCGCGCTGCAGGAGATGTTCGCAGCCACTCTGTTCGGAGTCGCGACCCAGTACCAACGCGCGTTCCTCCTGTTCGGCCGCGCCGGCACCGGCAAGACTCAAGTGCTGAACGTGCTCCGCGCGATGCTGCCGCCTGACGCGACGGCCTCACTGGGTCCGCAGCATTGGGGTGAGAAGTTCTGCCTCGTCGACCTGATTGGGAAGACCGCCAACATCTGTGGCGAGTTGCCCGAGAATGGGGCGATCACCGGTAACATCTTCAAGGAGGTGGTCGAGGGCGCGCCGCAACGCACCGAGTTCAAGAACCAGGACGGGTTCGTGTTCACCCCGATCGCGGCCAACTGGTTCGCGTCGAACTACCTGCCGGTCAGCCGGGACACCACGCGCGGGTTCATCCGTCGCTGGCTGATCCTCGACTTCAACAAGCCAGTGCCGGATGAGGAGAAGATCGAGGGTCTGGCAGACATGATCGTCGCCGAGGAGCGCGAGGCGATCGCGGCCTGGGCGCTCGAAGGGCTGCGTCGCCTACTCGATCAACGCGGCTACACCCTGCCTCCGTGTCACGACATGCGCCAGCGCCAGATGCGCCGCATCAACAACTCGGTGCAGGCGTTCCTGGAGGATCATTCGGGCATTCAACTGACCGCTGGTGGCGAGATGAAGACGCAGGAGCTCTACGACATCTACGTGCAGCACATTCAGAACTACCGGCGAGGTTCGCCGGTCGGCTTCGAGCGCTTCATGCAGATGCTCGAGGACCTCGATCTGGATGTGAAGCAGGATGTGCTCGGCGATTACGTCGTGCACGGAGTCAGCAAAGCCCAACGACGGGCCGCATAACCGCCAAGTCACCGCAGCCTAAGGGATACGAAACCTCCTTTAACTAGGTTTAGAGTGTCACAAGCCAACGTGAAAAATAGCTCATAACCTAGCTATCGGAGGTTTCACATCTATTCGGGCCGACTAAGTTTCCCAGGAGCGCGCCGAGGGACGGCCGACGCCGTTTGATGTGTAATTTTTCTGTTCATAGTCTGACTACGTATGCTTTTTCAGCGAGCGTGGATTGACCGCCGACTCGTCGACTCCTACTTGCCAGGCGGACCGACCCGGCGCGCCAACGCCGAGCCGGTCCTGACCAAGCAACTGATCGGATAAGGATCGAGTCGAATGGCTGACGAAGCCCATAACGCGCCCGCGAGCGCGTGGAACACCCAATACCAAAATTACCTGAGCCTCACCCAGAAGCTGGATCAGGCACAGCTTCACGAGCGAGATGCGCTGGAGCGAGCGGTCGCCGAAATTGAGGAGGATCTCCTCGACACACCGGCGCCGCACCTGACCGCGGTTCGTCAGAAGCTGGAGATGCTGTTCGAAGGCCAGATGGACGGCTTGGACACCGAGGCCGAGGCACGTAGGCTCGTGACCGAAGACCTCCAAAGGCTGATCCTGGTCCAGCGCGAGCTCCTCGGAGCCTAACCCGCAACATCAACGCTCGTCAGCCACCCGCTGCTCGCCAGCGGGGCGGCTGGCGTGCGAGTCCCGGAGAAACACCATGCTCCCCAACTACATCCAATATGAACTGATGCGCAGGCTGTCGCCTGAGCGCGCCCTTATCATGGCAAAGAGCGTTGGCCTCGATCCCGATCAGCCGCTTCCTCCCCTCGATCCACAGTTCGTCCAGCGCCGGGAGTTCAACGGCAATTTGCAATTTGATCTGACGGTCGGCGCCCTCGGCCATTGCATGTCGATCCCCTGCCGGCTCAGTTTCTCGGTCGATCTGATCGATGACGTGGACGCGGAAACAGGAAAGCCGATCAGGATCGTGGGTCGAGCGCAGGAGATGCTGCACGCGCTGATCCCGACAGGCGAAGCCAATCCAGTCTTCGAGTGGGCGTCGATCCCTCACCGCCTTCTTCCGCCCGCGGCAGCCTCAAAGCTCGACGACCAGGTCGAGGAGCTGGCGCGGATAATGGAGGATAGCCGGCCGAGGGGGCAATAACCCTGCGCACCTCCCGGCGGCAATCGAGTTGAACCCGTAGCCTAGTTTAGCATCGCGCTGCGCATTGCTCTGCCAAGAGCCATGACACTATCGGACATGCTCCACTCAATAATGAAGAGATACCCGTGATAGAGGCACCATACACGCCCGAGAAACTAGCACAGCGGTGGGGCTGCAGCCCAGAGAAGATCCGCAAAATGTGCCAGAGAAACGAGCTAAATTACTTCCGATTGGGAAAATTGATCCGCGTTCCAGCGACAGAGGTTGAGAGATACGAATGCCAATGCCCTACAAACTTGTCGAATACCGAGGAAAGCTTGCCCTCGCATACGGCTCCGGACGAGACCGTGTTCGCGTCTCGACTGGCACGGCTGATCGCGGCTTAGCGGAGGCAAGAGCGCGCGAAATCTGGAGTAATTTGCACAGGCCCGCTTCCGAGCGTGTAGCGGACCTTTGGCGCCTCTACGTCGCTGACCGTGAACAAGACGGCAAAAACACGGCGCGTCAACGGGACGCCTGGAAACGCCTGGGCGAGTTCTTTGGCGAGCGCATTGGCTATGACATCACGAAGGAGGATTGCCGGTCCTATGCCGATCTGCGGGGGCGGCAAGGCGCCGCATCGGGCACGATCCGCATTGAACTCGAGTTTCTTCGCGCATGCCTCAACCTGAAATATGGCCGCGGCAACACGCACGTCTGGACGCCCGCACAGAGCAGACCTCGCGATCGCTACCTGACGCGCGATGAGCTCGACCGGTTGCTCGCACACGTCGGCACGCCCCACGTCCGACTGTTCGTTGTCCTTGCCGTCACCACTGGGGCGAGGATGAGCGCGATCCTGGAGCTGACGTGGGATCAGATCGATTTTAAGCACCGTGTTATCAACTTCAACGCCTCGGGCCGGGAGCAAACGAACAAGCGCCGTCCGGAAGTACCGATCAACGGCCGTGCCTACGCTGCTCTCGAAGAAGCCGCACGTGGCGCACTCACCACCCATGTGATCGAGTGGGATGGTAAGCCGGTAAGAAGCATCAAGAAGGCCATTCGCGAAGCGTCGAGGCGGTCTGGAGTGGCTTGCTCCCCCCACGTCTTTCGTCACACGGCGGGCGTTTGGATGGCGCAGGCCGATGTCCCGATGCAGAAGATTGCCCAGTTCCTGGGACATACCTCAACACGGGTCACGGAGAGGGCCTATGCTCGCTACAGTCCGAGCTTCATGAAGGACGCGGCTGCCGCGTTGGACTGGTAGACGACCTAGCGGGGGCCGAACCCAGCATTTTTGGTTCAATTGAACCAACCGAAACCTGTGGAGATGATACACAAAAGCCTCGGGAAACCGGAGTTTCCCGAGGCTTTCGATGGTGGGCGTGGCAAGGATTGAACTTGCGACCCCTGCGATGTCAACACAGTGCCAATGCAGCAAAGCCGCAGAAATCCGCCATTCCTCTAATTCGGAACGACGGAACGGACGCCGAACAAACGGCGAATTGCCGCGACTTTCACCGGAGATACACCGGACTGATCGAAGGGCGGAACGGCGATCACGCGCCCCACTCAGGCCCCTCGGGGTCGGGCTGGAAATCGCCGCCAAGGTCAGCGCGCGGGTCGTGATCGCCACGCTCGACCGGGAGCGTAGGAACGCCTCCGCCGAAGCGCACGCGGACATAGGCGGCGTGGGTGTCGAGATCCTGGAATAGCGCAGCGTATTCCTCGCCGGCGCGGAGGCGGGCGCCGATCATCACCGCACGCTCTGATCTGAGGTAGCCGATCTGCCGGCCGCGCGCGCTGAATACCGCGACGGCGTGTTCGTCGAAAGGGTTCTTGGGTTCGGGGCGTAGCTCGATGCGCTCGCCTCGCACGCATTGCAGCAGTTCGAACATGCGATTGCTGCGATCGGCATTGGGGTGATCGATGCCGACGACGGTCAGGCTCAGCTCATTCACGGCTGGCCGGGATGCCCATACCATCGTCGCCAACGCCGAAGAACAGGGCGAGCCATTCGCGGTCGGCCGGTGCCAGCGCCATGGGCGGGCCGCCGGCGGCGAAGCGATCGAGATAGCGGTCGGGGCGGCCGATCGCCCGCGACAGCCATGCCATTGACGCCCGCGACGCCCTGGCGCGCTCTGTCAGCGTTTCGCGCTCGCTCTTGAAGGATCGGGGTCTCACTCGATCAGCGCGCCGGGCGGCAACGTGCGCCGGATATCGTCGGGATCGACCCGCCAAGTCTTTGCCAACGCCGCCAGTTCGTCGAGCGTCATCGGCGCGCCGGCGTCGATCGCCAACAACCGGTCCTGTTTGATCCGGCATTCGCGCGACAACAGGCGATAGGAAACAGTCGACTGCATCGCCCAGGCGAACAGCCAGGTCTCCCCGGCCTCCATCGCCTGCGCGACCGCTTGCAAGGGCGGCGCCGGTGGATCGTCCGCCCAGCGCGGGCGCGAGAGATTCGACTCGGGCATGGCTGAAATGTAGAACAAACGTGGAACGACTGACAAGCCCGTCAGGGCTTCTCCGCCTTCGCACGCGCCTCGGCGAGCTTGGCCTGAGCAATCGCGTACGCCGCCACTGCCGCATCGCCCCGCGCCGCGCACGCGGCATAGGCGACCGCCGCCTGGGCGTCCTTCGTGGCAAGGTCGCCGAGCGAGCCGGTGACCTCGGGCAACGCCGGGCACGTCGCACGCACGTTGGCGGGCAGATCGTCGATCGTCGGAAAGCCGATTGCCGGGCGCGCGTCGCCGCATCCGGCTGCCAACATCGGTAACGCCAGCACGGCGATGGTCAGACGGTTCATTGCGGCACTCCCGATGGCGGCAGGCGCGACAGTGCGCGGCCGGCGTTGATCTGGTCGCGAACCTCGGGCGTCAGGTCGCAATTGGGATCGGCATAGCGCGGCGCCGCGGCAATCGCCTTGGGCATCTCGACCGATATCCGCGAGCCCGTCGCGTCGATCGCCGCCAGCTTACCGCCGAATCGGTCGAACTCGCTACGCAACGCGCCGCTCAGCGACGTCTGGAAATCGGTGAGCGCGGCCGAGCGGGCCGCCTTCTCCGCGTTCCACTTCGCCTGCACCTCGTCGCGCCCGGCCTGCCGCTGCGCCGCATCGTGCGCGTTGACCGCGAGCACCAGCCCGGTGACCGCCGCGATCAGCAGCAGCACCGCACCCACCCCGACGGCGATCTTGCGCCCCGTCGACAGGGCGACAAACCATGCGATCATCAGCAATCCCCTTCCGCGTGTCCGTTGTTGATGAAGCCATGCCAGTTGCATCCGGCGGTAAGCTGGACACTGCGCGCGCGGCCGACGGGATCGCCCTCAAGCTGCAGATTGTCCATCGACGTGCCATGCAGCGTCCATCGTCCGGGGCCGGGTTCCTGCTCTTCGGGGACACCTCGCGACCGTGACCAGCATATCACGCTATGCGTGCCGACAGCTCCACCATTCGCGGTAAAACATTTCGGGCATAGAAAGCGCACGCCCTGCGCCTCGTCGATACTTTCGACCACGCGCGAACCACCCGGCGTCGCAACGATAAACTTGGCTTCAAGGCTACTCAGCGGGATCATGGCACTACCTCCGTCTTGGTCGTCGTGGTGACGGTCGGCGCCACCACCGGATCGTCGCCATCGTCGCCGCCGCTCGCGCTGAATTTGGCGCCGCCCGCTTCGGCGCTGACGATCGACTTGCCGAGCGTCCAGCCCAGCGATACCAGCACCAGCCCGAGCAGGCCGAGCGCGCCATACAGGCTATAGGCGAGCGGCCAGGGGTCGCCCACCGATCGCTCGGCCACCAGCGTGACCAGGCGCCATACGACGACCGTGATCGCCATGCCGCCGCCCGACAGCAGGAACATCGCGAGCAGCTTACGCCAGTCGCGGGGCGGCCAGCCGGGAAGGATCACAGCTGCGTCGCCACGTCGAACGACGGGCAAGCCTTATGCACGTCCGGCCAGTCGCGATGGCCGCGCACGACGATGCCGGGATACTTGGCCCGATATGCCGCCACGATCGCCCGCAGCGTCGCCTTTTGGGCGGGCGTGCGGGTGTCCTTGGGGTGCGCGTTCTGCGCGTCCATGCCGCCGACATAGCAAACACCGATATTGCCGGTGTTGTGGCCGCCGACATGCGCGCCCTTCTGGTCGTCGCGCAGTGTCTGGTGATCGACCCCGTCGAGCGTCACCACGTGGTGATAGCTGATCTGGCCGAACTTGGCGGTATCCCACTGGCCGATCGTCACGGCCGACACGTCGCGGCCCTCGGGCGTCGCCGCGCAATGGATGGTCAGGAATTTGATCGGCAGCATCGTCATCGTCAGTCTCCTATCGTTGGTTCGTGTGGCGCCGCGTCGAGCGCGGCGATCGCCAAGGTCATTTCGAGCGGCAATTGCGGGTCGAGCGGAAAGACCGCAGCGAGCATGGTCTCGGCATGGCGCAGCGCGACGTTGCCCGGATCCTTGGCCCGGAGCGCGCCCGCCACCAGCTCGAACGCGACGCGTAGCGCGGCGTTTTCCTTGGCGCGCGCGATGTCGCGGCGCCCGAGCTCGACGATCGTCGCCTTGGCATCGACCAGCTCGGCCGACACGCGCTTGCGGAAGGCTGACCAGCTTTCGGCCAGCTCGTCTTCCTCGCGCGCCAGCCGGTCGAGCCGCGCCTGTTGCCGCCGGTCGCCCCAGGCGAGCAGCCACGCCGACCCCTTGCCCAGCGCGCTCAGCACCGCGAGGGCGCCGGCGAAGATCGCGGCAATATCCCAGCCAGTCGGCGCCCCCGGTTCGCTCATCGCGCCGCGTGTCGCATGGTCGTTGTCTCCAGTTGGCCGACGCACGCGAAAAGCCCCCGCGATCACTCGCAGGGGCTATGTCGGGCGCTGATCAGCTATTCTGCTATTCGGCCGGGATCGGCTCTTGATTGCGCCGCTTGAACCGTAGCGGCAGGTCCAGATATTCCCGCATCGTGCGCGGCTCGTCTATCTCAGCCAACCCCGCGTCGGGCCATTCGTCCTTTGCCGGCCAATACGCAGTACCGAACAGCACGTCCCATATCGGCGTGATGACCGCGAAGTTTCGATCGAAGTGGCGCGGGTCAAGCGAGTGGTGGATACGATGATATCGGTTGTCCGCCATGATCCGGCGAAAGCCGCCGAAGTTGGCGCGGGTCGGCGAATGCAAATAGGTCTGTTGCAGCGAGAGCGCGATGGCAACCGCCGGCAGGACGACACCGGCATCTGCCGTGATCAGGCTGGTCGGCACCGTGAGCAGCAATATCCGAAACGCTGCCTCACTGACATGGTGGTAGGAACTCAGCGCGTTCAACTCGCGCACCGAGTGATGCACGGCATGCCAGCGCCAGAAGAAACGATGCTGCGCCCGATGAAACCAATAGCCGAGCAGATCGGCGAACGATGCCGCGACGAATGGTGCCAGCACCAGCGCCAGCCATCCCGTCCATGCCAGCGATCGGCCGAGATGCAGCGTGACAAGCGGCGTGATCCCGATCCGGGACAGCAACACGCCTGCTACGCGATAGGTGATGACAGTCGCCGCGAGATATACGGCCCAATAACCGAGTGACCGGATGCGCCCTTGAAGCGGTTGCCGCTCCATCGGCACGACGACCTCAAGAACCGTGAGGGTGGCGAATGTCATCAGCCAGCCGCCGCAGGCCAGTAGCCATTCACGCGCTAGGTCTGAAGCCCACCCCATGGCCGCTTGTAGCACATCCCCATGATCAACAAACGGTGATTTGCCGGCGGCGTGTCGATGCGCCGGGGCCTGGCGTGTTCGGGTCATACACGACGCCGAAATTCATCTTGGTAACGACCATGCCGCCGGGCGGCCCGAAGGCGACGCCGAAATTTATCTTGGTCACGGCAAGGTTGTTCGGTCCGATGATCAGACCGAAATTCATCTTTGAGACGGTATCCGTCATGCGATTGCCTTGGCGCCGAACTCGATTGTGGCGCTGGCGGCATCCGAGCCGACCCAGGCCGCCGATGTGGACGGATCCGTTTCCCAGATGGCAACCATCGGACCATAGCCAGAGTTGATCGAAAGGTTGCCGCTGAAATAGTTGGTGCTGCTGCGCCTCAACGCGCCCTGAATATTGACGGGCGAGACGCCGTCATTCTTCGCGCGCATAGATACGACGACAGCCTTCACCGTCCCCGACCCAAGCGACAACGCAGCCCCGGTATAGGTCTCGACATCGTTCGCCACGGCCGTCGTGATGAAATCGGCATCGCTGACGACCGTTTCATCGACGTCGGCAAACGTCCCCGTCCATGCGGTGTTGGCGCCGTTGCCAGTCGGCGGCTTGGTGAAGAACTTCCACCCGACCGTCGATGACGTGGCGACGATCACCTGGCTATAATAGCTGGTCGAACCGGAGATATTGTCGAGCAACTGGACCTTGTCGATATTGGTAACGGACGTCATCGACGCCGAGCCGCTCGTTACCAGCGAACCTGCAAGATACACCTCCATGCTGCCGCTGCCCCCGCAGACAATTTTTACGTCGATTGACGCGCGACTCGTCGTAATCGAGAAGGTAGAACCGATATTGGTCCAGGCACTGCCGTTCCAATACTGCGCCTGAAGCACGCCACCACCCGCCGAATATTGCAGGCGAAAGACCGCTGTGCCGGACGAGTTGAGCCACTGAATATGAGTGCGCGCGGCGTTCGAAATGAAGGCTGTGTTATATTCGAAATGGGTCCACGCCGTCGCCAGCGAACCGAGCGCAAGTGAGTTGAGGACACCGGTTGATCCCGTGATAGCTATCGAACATCGGCTATAGGTTGAATCGTAGGTGCCGCCGGACGTGCTTTCGGCGACCGTTCCCGAGATGATTGTAAATGCTTCCGTCTCGCCGCCAGCAAAAGGAATGGTCATCAGATTGTTCCCTTCAGGGTGATCGCGACGTTCGCGCAGGTGCTGTCGACTGGGCTTGGTGCGACGATCTTGATGACATCACCCGCTGCGATGCTTTTCGACGTGCCGCTTGCCGTGGCGAAGGTGAACACCCCGCCCGTCGAGATGGTGATCGTACCTATGGTCGAGCCGTTCTTTTGCACGTCGAGCGCAAAGGTGGCTGTCGGGTTGGTGCCGCAACTGCCCTTGCTGTCGGGCGTTGCGAAGTTGGCCGGGAAGGTGAAGGCATCGGCAGCAACGTGCAGCGCGACCACCTCCGATACCGTTGGGGTAGTGGTGAAGAAGAGGCCAACACGGTAGAACCCAACGCCTAGGTTCGCCCGCGCCGTCGCCGCATTCGCCACGTCCGACAGGTTATTTGCCGCCAGCAGCGCACCGGCGAGGTTATGCTCGAGCAGGAACCACGACGCCCCGACCGAGGCTTGTGTTCCACCGGCATTGTCGGCGCTGGCGACATAGACGTCGCCGATGTCGACGCTCGATCCCGACGCGCCGCCGATCTTGCCCGCGACCGACACGACATAGGCGTCACCCTTGCTTGCCGCCGGATAGTTCGGATTGGCCGAGCAATCGGTGCTGCCCTTGAAATCGAGCAGGCCGGTGACCGCTCCGTCGACATATGTCTTGACCGCTTTCTGCGTCGCGACCTTGGCGTCGCTATTCGCAGCCAGCGTGCCGTCGGTATCGCTCGCCAAGGTCGACACCGTGCCCAGGCCGAGGTTGGTGCGCGACGTCGGCGCGCTCGCCACGTCCGAAAGGTTATTGGTCGACAAGAGGTCGCCGCCACCGGATCCCGTGCCGGCGCCGATTGCCGCGCGGAAAGCCGATGCGTCGAGCGCGTCGACTGTGTTGTCGGCGTTGACCCGCAGGTAGCGGACCGCGCTCGGGTTGGTCAGCGTGAAGACGTTACCGCCGACGGTTGTCGCGCCCAAATTGGTGCGCGAGGTTGCCGCCGATGCAAGATCCGACAAGTTGTTCGCCGCCAGCAGCGCGCCGGCGAGGTTGTGCTCGAGCAGGAACCACGACGCGCCAACCGAGGTTTGCGTACCGCCGGCATTGTCGGCGCTGGCGACATAGACGTCGCCGACGTCGACGCTCAGCCCGGACCCGCCACCGATCTTGCCCGCGACCGACACGACATAGGCATCGCCCTTGCTCGCCGCCGGATAGTTCGGGTTGGCCGAGCAATCGGTGCTGCCCTTGAAATCGAACAGCCCGGTGACCGCCGCGGCGATCGCCGTCTTGACCGCCTTTTGCGTCGCGATCTTGCTGTCGCTGTTCGCCGCCAACGTGCCGTCGGTGTCGAAGTCGAGCGTTGACGCCGTACCCAGCCCGCCGACCGCATAGGTCGACCAGGCGGAACTGACGAAGTGATAGAGCGCGCTTTCGTCCAGCACCCAGGTGAAGAAGCCTTCGCCCGGCACGATGAACTTCCACGCGGTGTTCTGGTAATAGGCGATCTCCCCATCGTGGCCGGACCAGGCGCCGGTCGCGGAGGCGGCAACGATGTAGGCGACGCCCTGGGCAGGCGATCCGGGCGGGCTGGTCGCGTCCTTGTCGGCGACGATGAACAGGCCCGCGCCCTGTTCGACGCGACGGCTCACGTCGTTAGCTTTCGTCTCGGGCAAGGCCTGCGCGGCCGCAAACTCGGGAAGCCCGAGCTTTGGCGTGTTCGACATTCGGATGGTCCTTAGAAGCTGGCGGTTGCCGGGAAGCCGCGATCGACGGTCGCGGAGATCTGGTAGAGCACGACGTCGAGCGACGTTTGCGGCGAGCCGAAGTCGCTGGTCTGGTCGGCCGCCGAATATGTGGCCGTGGGCGACGTCACGCTGATCGTCCGCACGACCGCGCCCATGCCGTTCAGGATATCCAGCTCATAGGCCTCTGACGCCTCGCCCAGCGGCACGCTGGTGCCGCTGGTCCAGGCACCCCCGACCCGCGACCGACGCGTCCAGGTGACGCTCCAGTCGCCGCTGCCGGCGTCCAACACTGCATCGAGGTCGACCGGGGCATATGGTTTGAGGCTGGCGCCGGTAAAACTGACCGGGATCGGGAAGGCCGACGTCGTGTCGCGACCGCCGGTCACCGCCTTGAAGCTCAGATCGGTGCCGACGTCGCTGGCGCCCATTCCGACTCTGCCGACCCGGTCGAGCAGGACGAATGCTTCACCGCTGGCATGCGTGCCGATCGCCCATTCGGTCCCGCGCCGCCCACGCTTGAGGTCGGACAAGGTGTAGCTGCCGTCAAGCTCCAGGGTCGCGGTCGCGAACTGGATCATTTCGGCGCCGATCATCGCCAGGTTGGCGGTCGGTGTGGCGTCGCAGGCGTCCTCGGTCGTCGACAGGATCGTGCCGTTCTTCAGCACCACGTTGACGCTGTTGCCAAGGTCCCACAGCCAGGGATTGGCGGCGCCGAGCGCTTCGGTCGCATAGCCCCATGTAACCGCCAGCGACGACGCGACGGTCGCGAACTGGATCGAATATTCGCCGTCCGCCGCTTCGTAGATCGTGGCGCCCGGGAAGCTTCCCGCCGCATAGGGACCTGCGCCGTAATAGAGCAGCGGGTTCACCCCGTTGTCGGCGTCGGTGATCAGCGGGATGTCGAGCACGAAGCCCTTGGCGATCACGCCGACCGTGATCACAGAATCTGCCCGCCCGTCCATAGCCGCACCGCTCGCGCCGGACAGCTCCGCTAGCGACGGATCGTCGCGAACCCATTTGCACGGCATCACGCCATCGGCGCCGATCAACGTGCTGGTCAGGCGATAGGTCGCCCGGTTGCCGTCAAGGTCGAGCGTCCAGACGTCGCCCGGCTCGAGCGCGAGTTCGCGCATCGTAAAGGCATTCTCGACCCCGGTGCTTTCGAACCATTGCCGCCGAAACCAGCGGTCGGCGAGCTGCTTGGCCTCATCGACGTGCAGCACCAATGTCGTCATGTTGATCGTCACGTCGCGCGTCGTGTCGACGGCATCGGCCGTGCGCTGCGCGATCACGGCATTGGTCTGGTGATCGGCGTCGACATCGGCGAAGCTGAAGCTCAGATAGCGCGGCAGGTCGGTGTCCTGCGTGATCGGCACCTTGTACCGCACGTCACCCTGTCGGACGAACATCGCCGTCGCGATCGTCCCCGCCGAGACGTCGCCTTTCTTGCGGAATTCCAGGCCAAAATCGTGCTGCCGCACGTAGCTGTCATGCGCGTCGAGCAGCGGGTCGAGGATGTCCTTGCCGCTGCCGCGCGTCCACAGATAGCCACGGATGCCCTGGTCGAGCGCGCTCGCGTCGATGTTCGCCAGGTCGAGCCCGACCAGCGCGGTGACGCGCTCGACCACGGTGCGCAACGGAACCGTGGCCGAAGCGATCCGGTCGAGATAGCGGATGGTGATGTTGTCGGCATATTGCGGCCAGCACCAGAGCGCGTTGGTGGATGGCTCATAGACGCGAAAATTGACGTCTTCGACCCTCCAGTCGAGGTAGTTGATCGAGCGGATAACCGACAGATCGCTCAGCGATACCTCGGACGTTCCAAGCCAGATCGAACTCGATCCGGGCTTCAGGTTCGCCCAGTCGGTATAGTCCCCGCCCGGCGCGCTCGCCGTGGCGGAGATCGTCATCGTCGTCTCGTCGACGGCGTAGAGGTGGTATTGGTTCCACTGCACGACGAAATGGTCGCCATGGTGACCAGCCCAGGCCTGCACGGTCGTGAGCCCGGCATCGGGTGCCGTTATTCTCGCGAAACCAAGGGAGCCCGGCCGGGCGCCGGTATCGACGACGCGATACATGAGCAGCTCGGTGAAGGTCGAGCCGATCATCCAGATATCGCCGTGGCTGTCGGTGAAGTAGAATTTGGGCGTGAACGAATAGCCGGTGCTGTCGCTCAAATCCTCTTCGACCAGGCCGGATACGCCCGACAGCGTCATGCTATAGAAGGTGTCGTAGAAGTCGTGCTGGGTGAACAAGTGCTCGCGGCCGGCGCCGTCGCGAAGCACGACGCACCGGGCCTGGTCGACCGTCATACCGGTGATCGTGCCGTCCAGCGCCAGGCCGTCCGGGCTGAACACCTGAATGCTGCGATGGTCAGCGCCCATCGTGTAGATCGAGCCGGTCGAGGAAATACCGTAGCCGCTGTCGCCACTCATCGTCGCCGGCAGATCGCCAGCGATCATCTGACTGCGGGCAGCGACGTCCCAGATTTCGTAATGGGGATAGGAGATAACGAGGAAGCGGGAGAAATCTGGCGAATAGGTGAAGCCGCTAGATATCGGCTTGGGGGTGATGGGCTCATAGGGATAATGCGGCTGGGTATCGGTCACCCACTCGATCGCGACCTGCGGCACGCGGTTGCCGAACTTCTCGGTCGGGATGTCGACGAACATCACATAGGCGACGCCGCGGTAGGCCGAGCAGGAGCCATCTCCATGGGCCGCGTCGACCGTCGCGAGCATGCGAGGATCCGGCTCCTGATCCTCGGTGCCGAGATAGAAGCGAATCGCATCGGCGACGTTGAACCCATCGGCGATCGAGAAGGGCGTGACCGGCCCGGTGCCGGTGACATCATAGACGGGATGCTTGTCCATCCAGATGCGGGTGACCGCCGCGATGCGCTGGTCCGCGATCGCGTTGGCCCAGGTGCCGTAATAGGTCCACTGATCGTACTTGCCGCCCTTGGTCTTGCGCTGGCGATAGACCTCTTTCATCGGCTCGGCGAAGAAGATCGGGCATCCGTCCGACCGGACATCGCCCTCGGAGTAATTGAGCGGCGTGCCGTAATCGGCAAGGCTGACGTTGAGATCGTCGAGCCGCTGGCCCTCGATCTTCTGCGAAGCCTGCATCGCCATCTGCGCCGCGGTCAATGCCGCGGTGATGGCCAGGCTGACGGGATCGATACTCATGGCTCGATACCCCGCCATGCCCAGACGCTGTCGATCGCATCGTGCCACACGCGGCCCATCGGCACATCGAGAACGCAATCACAGCCGGTCGAGGCATGCATCATCCGCCCATCGCCCATGTAAAGCGCGAGATGTTGCGCCTTGCCCTTGATTTTCATCAGCATCACATCAGCCGGACGGAGGCCATCGGCCGGATCGAACAATGTCCGCATGCCTGCGCGTAGCAGGCGAGGATCGACGGGGCCGTAATTGGCGATGCGTGCATAGGAGCTTTCGGCCTCCGGCAATCCAAGTTCTCGCGCGACGCCCCAGATGAACCCCTTGCAGTCGCAGCCAACCCCTTTGACCGAAGCCTGCCAGCGGATCGGCGTGCGATCCCACGACCTCGCCACAGCAAGGATGTCGTCACGCAGCAGCATCGCCGGGCACCTGTGACTTGAGCACTTGATCGGAGCCCGGGACATCCGAAAATGAACGATTGTTGACCATGTTGTGGAAGGTGTCGCGGCACGCCGCGCGGGTCTTGGGGCACCCCTGACTAATGCTCAGCGCGGCGCCGATCACCGGAACGTCTGCCAGGGCCATGAAGGTGATGATCGCGCCGCCCGCGCTCCAGTCGTGGATTTCCATTGCTGGCGTGCCCGCGAGCGCACCGCTGGTGAAAACGACCTTGCCGGCGTTGAAGAAGTCATCGGCATAGGTGCCCGTGAACGACACAGTGAACCGCATGGCATCGGTTGCAGCGGTCACGATGGCATCGATGCTGACGAATGAGGCCGTGCAGCGCGCATCGCCGAGGTCGGCATCGCACATCGGGGTCAGGATGCGGCCCACGGTCTGGTTGTACCGGTCGAGATCGCTTCGGATCGAGAAGATGAACTTGCCGCCTTCAGGGCGCGCCTCACCCACATTACCGGCCATCATCTTGATGGCACCGTCCCCGAGCGATTTCCAATTGACCTCGAACAGCCGTGCACGGGCACGGTTGAACCGGCGCCCGAGGATCGCGTCCAGCGTCACGGTATCGGCGATCGGCCCGCTGACCTCATAATTGTCGGTGTCGAAGCCGATCGACAACGACACGGCGCCCGGCATGATGCCGGTTTCCGGGCTGTAGACGATCGCACCATCGCCAAGATCGAACAGGATCGGCCGATCGTGCGTGGTGATGCCGATGCTGGTGCCGTCGAGCAGGTCGAGGCGCAACATGCGCGCGCGGGTGTGCGCCGGCTGGGCCAGGTGCGCCACCATCGGGCCGCTCAGGGTACGGCTCATATCTCGCGCAGCTCCTTCACTGTCATCGTGTCGATGTGCGAGATGTCGCGGGATAGCGCCGCAGCGGAGAAGGCAGTGTCGAAGCGGGCCGGCAGGTCGAATTCGCCCGTCACGCTGATCGCGACGCCATCGGCCGGCGCGACAGTGAAGGAGATGACGCCGGTATCGTAATCGACCGTATAGCCGATGGACTGCAGCACGCCGCCCTTGAACACCTGAACCGGATCGACCGGCCGCGTGATCGGGCGGCTTTCGGTGTTGCCGTCCACCGTCCAGGACTGGGTGATCTGGAAGGTCGTGGCCGCGCCGTCGCCGGCACCGATCACTTCGGCCGTCAGCCGGTAGTTGGTGAAGTCCCGGAAGCGCCATTCGTGGAGCGGTCCGCGCGCCACCTTGTACTGCGCGATCACGGCATCGTGCACCGCATCGCCGTATTTGGCGGCCGGGAAGGATATCTCGAACGATCGAAGACTCTGCGACGATCGCGCGTTGCGCGTCTCGAACCCGCCATCCGTCGCAACGATCTCGATGTCCTCGGCATCGTGCAGCTGCGCGCCGATTTCGACCTTGGTCGGCAGGCGTTGGTTGAGGAAGGTCATCAATAGCCCTGCTTGCTGGTCTTGGAGAGTTCGCGCTGGAAGGCCGCAGACGCCTGGCGCCCGGCGATCCGCGCATCGCGTTCGTTGGTGACGTTCGGGAAGTGGAAGTGGACCGGCCCCATGGCCGGACGGTCATTGTTGTTGGCCGCGCGGCTGAGCGCCATGCTGGCGCCGTGCGGTACGATCGTGCCGGGGACGTCGGGCACGAACAATTCCTTGCCGCGCTCGCCAACCCACGACGGAACACCAAGCGGAGGGCGACCGCCATCCGCGAAAGCATCGAAGCTCTCCATGATGACGCCGCCGTAATTGGTGCCGCCGCCAAGGCCGGCGCCGCCGCCGCCTTTGATGCCGCCCGCAAACATCCCGGCGATGCCTAGCAGCCCCTGCAGGAATCCGCCGCCGCCGGAGGCGCCTCCTCCAAGCATCGACAACAGGCTGCTGCCGAACTGAGCAAGTGCCGGAACCTGCGCATTCAGCGACTTCGTTACGCTTTGCGCCGACGCGCCAAGGCCAGCGACATCGTCGCTCGCGCTGGCAAACGGATTGTCCATGATGACGCCGTCGTAATTCGCCGAAGCCGGGGCCGGCATGACGCCGGCAGCGAAGCCTTCGACAGAAACGCTGCCGGTCGACAGCCGAGCAAGGGCCATAGCGGCAGCGTCGACCGCGGTGCTGAAGTTCGTGAGTTTGGCGACACCGACCTCAGCCGCAGCGGCGAGCGCCTTGTTGGTGTCGGCCTGGGAAAGCCCCTGCTGCCCGGCATTGGTGTGGAACAGCTTTTCGGATAGCGGCCCGGAAATCTTGTTGCGAACGAAGTCTTGCAGCGGATCGAGGATGAACGCCTTTTGGAACGTCTGCGCCAGTCCGCCGACAACGTCCTTCAGCGATTCCATGATCGACTTGCCCTGAAGCAAGTCCTGGACGCCGCTGTTGATCGACGACGCGAAGCTGTCGGCGAATTCGTGCGTGCGGTTGATCAGCTCGTTCGCCTTGTCGACGATGACCTGTTGCTGGCGCTCCATCACATCGCCCTGTCCTTGCGGAAGGCTGTTGACGTACTGGCCGAGCGGACCTTCGGTCGCTTTCATCACCGCGTCGCGGCGCGCGTCGACAAGATCGCCAAGCGCCTCCAGCGCCTGCTTCGCCAGCTTCTTTTCCTGATCCTTCGCCGTCGTGCTGTCGATAATCTGCTGGAGCTTGAGCCGCTGGTTCGTCGTATCCAGCTCGAGCAATTGAAGCTCGATCGTTCGACGATCGGCAGCGGTGCGCGCCGTCTGCTCCTGCGCCTGCAGCAGATCACGCGCATTGTCGTTAGCCGCCGCCAGGATCTCGACGGCATCCTTCGACTGCTGGTCGAGCATCTGGTTCTTGAGCGTGATTTCCTTTTGCGCTTCGACCGACTGCGCGATGCCAAGCAATTCGCCGAGATGGGCGGCAACGATCTTGTTCGTCACCGCCTTCTTGCGCAGATTCGCTTCGACCTGGTCCTCTTCGGACTTCGCGATAAGCAGGTCGTTTTGGTATTGAGCACTGACCGAAGACAGATTGGCGCGGGTGGCCTGCAATAGCTGGGTGTTGAGCTGGGCGAGCTGCTGCTGATATTCCTCGAGTTCAGGCTTGGCGGCCGTCTTCGGAGTTGGCGATCCTTTGAAATTGCCAAGTTCCGTGCCGCCAGTGCGCGCGGCCGGCGCATCGCCGCCCAGCCCGAAATAGGCGAGCGTCGAGGGCTTCATTTTCGCGATGGCTTTGGCGCGTGCCGCGGGGGAGGCCGCGTCTAACTTATCGAGGAACTCGTTCTTGCCCAGCCGGCGTATTCGGGTCTGGACGTCCTTGGCTTGATCGTCACGGTTGAGATAGCCGGTCGCGGCAAAACCATTCCCCTGGAGGGTCTGCGCGATCGTCATCCGATCGTTCAATTCGGTAAGCCAGCGGACCGCTTTGGGAATCTTGCTGATCAGGTTTTCGAGCGAATTGGCCATGTCGTAGATCGACGCGGCGTTCTCGGACACCGCCTTGGCGATGCTCTGCTGTAGCACCCACTTCAATTCGCCAATTTTATCAGCGGCCTTGTCTGCGTTTGCGATCTCGTTTTGGCTTAACACCACGCCAAGGTCTTCGAGATGCTTTCTTAAGGCGTCGACCTCGGCCGATCCGCCCGCGAGCAATGTGTCCAGTTCCTGCCCGGCCTTGCCGAACAGTGCGACCTCGATCGTGGCCCGCTGGGCAGGACTGGCGATGGCGTCGAACTTCTTGGTGATCTCCGGGATCACCTCGCCAGCGGTTTTCACGACGCCATTGCTATCGCGAATGGAGATCCCGAGCGCCTTGAAGGCCGCCAGCGGGGCCGCCGCGCCGACGGAGGCATCACCAAGCGAACGGGTGAGCTTCTGAAGGCCTTTGTCCAGCGTGCCCTGCTCGATACCCGCCTGGGCTGCAATCTGGCGATAGATCTGCAGCTCGGCGGAATGAACGCCAAGTTGCTGCGCGGCTTCGCCGAGCGAGCCCGCATAGTCGAGGCTGCGCGCGGCAACCTCGGCCAGCTGCTTGCCGACCTCATACAGCGCGCCGGTGATCGCCGCGCCTTTGAGCAGCGCAAACCCCGATGCGATCGACTCAAGCGAGCGATTCATCTTCGAGGCATTAGAGTTCAGGTTGGCCGCTGCCTTGGTGATGTTGGCATTGAACGAAGTGGTATTGGCGACCAGATCGATGCCGATTTTCGCTGAAGCGGTCATGCCTTAGACTTCCTTCTTGCGAGCACTCTTGGCCGCGGCGCGATCGAGCGCGGCATCCCACCGCGCCCATTGTTCTTCTTCAGTTTCGATTTTCTTGGGTCCGTCTTCCGGGATGAAGAGGAAGTCCCCGACGCTGAGATCGCCTTTCACGTGCGGGCGAAACGCCGCATATGCGACGTGTGCGGACCGCAAGTCGGCGCGATGCTCGCCCCAGGGATCGATGCCGTAGAACTCTTGCCACTCGGCATATTCCGCCGAGGACATGGTTTCCCCTAGCTCGTGGACAGTTCTTCCGAGGGCGAGGGCGAGCCGGAATCTGAACCGTCGGTCCCACTCGCCCCGGAGCCGTTTTTTGCCTCTTCTTTCGACTTGTCGGAGAGTCCGTTGAGATCGAGTGCGACTTTCGTGATCGCGTTGATTGCTGACACGTGCAGCCGCCCCAATGCGGGCGCATCCTTAATTGTGAACAGGGGTTCGCCCTTGTCATCGCATGCGAAGGCAATGACGACACGCACGCCGAAAGGAATGTCGCCACTTCCAGTGTCGGCGATCGAGCGGACACCTTCGGCGGCATTGACGCTAAGGCCCGCGATACGGACCTTTCCGCCCAACTCAGGCACGTCAACCTCCCCAACAGGAAGGGTGACGTGCTTGAGGATCTGGTCGCGCGACAGGCTCACGACTTGGCAATCGCGCCGTTGATCGCCACGGTCGACGAGAACGGAACCTTCGCATCGACGCCCATCTCGAAGTCAGTGAACTTCAGGACATAGCCACGCCACCTGCGGATCGAGCCATCCGACCTCGTCACCTTGAACCAACGCATTTCCTGCGCGTCCTTGGCCTCGTCCATTTCGTCATGGCCGGCGTCGCTGTCGAGCGAGTTACCCGAAACCTCGACATCGCCATTGTCGGGGATGCCCATCATGAACTCTTTGGCGTCGCTCTCCAGGTGGGTCGTATCCACCTTGGCCGCGGTGCCGCTCGGAGCGCCGATATTCGACACCTGACCGACCTTCACGAAGGTGGCCGATCCAAACACCGTGGTGGCCGCATCTTCCAAGGAAATGTGCAGAGTCGTCCCCTGCGAGCGCAATACCTGGTCCATTGATTATGTCCTTCCGTACCAAATGAGATAGTCTTGCGAGCACCTGAAATTCCGGCTTTCCTCATCGATCTCCGGGCCGCGCTGATCCTGAAAGCTTGCTGTGAAGCGGACCCCTGCCCCGGTACGCTCGACGCTTGGCGTCGGGCACAGAAAGGCCCGGATCGCGTCCGCGATCTCCAGTGCCTCCAGCGCGGTTTCCGCCCACACATCGATTTGGAAGCGCGGCCATTCTAAGCTGGCGTCGCCGTCCAGATGGGCTGCGCCAGCCGTCGAAATGCGGTCGTAAGTGCCATAGGGGTACGTCTTCGCCTGGGCGCTCCCCATCAGGAAAAAGCGCGTGCCGATGCGCCCCGAGACGATTGCGTCTCCGGTTACAGCCGCGGTCAATGCCGCCTCGATCGTGGCCATTTATCCGATCGCCAGCTTGCCAGCTTCGCGAAGTACTCCCTTTTTCATCGCGAACACGATCTTGTCGACTACTGCTGTCCCCTTGGTGTCGACCGAAGGACGCATGAACGGCTTTGGCTTCGCTCCGGGGTGGTCAACGACCTGAGCGTCGAACTTCTTTCCGAACAGCTTGAACACGAGCGGACGGTGGTCTTTCGCGACGATCTTGTGTTCTCCGGTCCCGAACTCGACCAGCTTGGCATATTTGGCTGGCTTGATGATGATGCTCTTGCCGGTAAGGCGGTTGGTCATCGTGAACGACTTGCCGCCCACGCCAACCGTCACCTGAGCCGTTCCGCCTCGCGGCATCCGCACGGTGAAGTTGCGGATCTGAGAAGCCAGCGCGCCCGTGCGGATACTGTGGTGCGTAGCCAGGTAGCCCCTCGCCTCTTTGACGAGGATGGTCCCACCTTGGCGGAGCGACGACATCACGACCTTCTTGGCCACCTTCTCCGGGAGGCCCTTGAGCAGGGCTTCGACTTCCTCCGCGCCCTGAAGCCGCATCGTTGTCATACGACCTCCTTGCAATGCAGCCAGGCGAAGCCCTGGCGCTGCGTCCCGGTAACGGCGTCGATCGTGTAGATCGCGTCGCGCCAGTTGACCCGATAGGTGCTGTCGAGCCGGCGCCAGCGGATGACGAACACCGCCAGCCGCTCGCTCTTGATCTCACCCTTCAGGAACTCGCGGCCGGGCGCCTCAATGACCTTTGCCCAAGGCTGGCTATCGGTCGCCCAGCCATCAACGTCGGCGCCCAATTCGTCCTGTGTGACCGTGCGCGCTTCGATCGTGATCCGCTGATCAAGATCGCCCGCGCCGGGCATCAGCCGAGGCCGACGATGACGATGGTGCCGGTGACCGCCGTACCGCTGCCGCTATTGGCGAGCTTGATCGTGTCGGCCGTGGTGTCGGTGACGGTCCAGCCGGCAGCGGAATAGTTGCTGACGTGGAACGCGTTGCCGGGCTTGACGGTGACGGTCGCGGTGCCGACCGACAGCGGTCCGACAAAGGGATTGGTGCCGTTCCCATAGACGACGTCGTTGACGTTGGTGGCGTCGGTGATCAGCAGGATTTCCTTGACCTTCGAGAAGGACAAGGCCGCGCCGAAGCGATCGGTCAGGCTCGTCAGGTCGATGTTGAGCGTGCCCGAAGCGGCGATGCTGAAATCGTCGATGTAGAGCGCGTTGGCCTGATTGAGCCCGGTGCCGTTGGCAACCGACTTCGACAAGCTGGAGTTGAGGTTGAGCGTGGCGACGCCGCCGTCGCCACTGGCGGAAAGGATCCCGCGCACCTGTGCGAGCATCTGAAGCGCAATGTTCATGTCAGTCTCCGTGAGAGGTTAGATCACCGGCATCCGGTGCTGGTCACACAGCATCGTGAAACCCAACGGCAGCTCGGTCGCACTGACGCTGGTGTTGCTGCTCACCACCGCCTCGCGATTGGCATAGAGATGCGCCGCGAACATCTTCGCCGCGGTCACCAGACCGGGCGGGCAAGTGTCCGCCGAAAAGCCGACGTCGAACGTGACGGCGACCGAGGATGCGCCGGCCGGCCAGCATGTCCCGATCGCGGGACAAAGCCCGCCATCCTGCCCGACGCGCCAGGCGCCGTCCGCAAGCGTCTGTTCTTCGCCGCCGCTGTCGACATAGGAAACGCCGGTGACGGTCAACGTCGCGGTCGGACCGATGCCGGGGCGCATGCGCGGACCGAATGTCGCGAACGTCGCGACCAGGCCGGTGCACGGCCCCAGCCGCAGATTGGCATATTGCTCGACTGCATCGATCCCGATGTCGCGCAATGCGGCGACCAGATCGTCCTCATCGCTGGTATCGACCCGCAACCAGGTCTTGAGCGCGGAGACCGGCAGCAACGCCTCGCCATACCCGCCCGGCGTCGAGGGCGTCAGGGTGAAGAGCATGGCGAGGCGCTTCTCTTACTTCTTGCCGTCGGCAGCGGCCTTGTCGGCAGCGGCCTTGTCGGCAGCGGCCTTGTCGGCAGCGGCCTTGTCGGCAGCGGCCTTGTCGGCAGCGGCCTTGTCGGCAGCGGCCTTGTCGGCAGCGGCCTTGTCGGCAGCGGCCTTGTCGGC